TATAAATATAGGTGGTGTATGGGTTGGGTATGACTCCATGGAACCATTTAATCAAATTCTTTCAGGTATTGCAGATATAGGTGATCATATGGAGTTAATGGGAGAAGAGTGGTCTGAGAATCAACTCGGAAAACTTGCTCTAGTATTAGCTCAAAGTGCTTCAAGTAAATCATATTTACAAGGTTTACAGCAAATGGTTGATCTTTTTGCAGGTAAACCAGGTCAGCATAATAGAATTATAGCAGGATTACTTAATAATACAGTACCTTTAGCAGGACTTAGAAATGAAATAGGTAAATTATTAAACCCACATATGAGAGAATTAGGTTCTGGATGGGGTGATTCTATAAGAAATAGAAATTTAATTACTGAAAGTATAGCTGGAGATCCACTTCCAGTTAAGTATGACATGCTAAACGGTAAACCACTTAAAGAATATGACTTTCCAACTAGAATGTGGAATTTTGGTATTCCCATTTCATTGAATTTGGACCAAGGTCCAGGTAGAAAGTTACTATTTGATAGTGGTTACGATTTAAGAACATCGACTTACAGCGCACCTGATGGTACTGATTTATCAGAATCTCCAGGCGTTAGATCCTTATATCAAAAAGCTATTGGTGATCAAAACTTAGAATTAAAATTAAATAAACTTGCAAAGGATCCTAGAGTTATAGCCTCTATAGAAGCTATGCAAGAAGATTTAAGAGCAGGCAGAAATTATTTAGATCCAATGAAAGCTTATTTACATAATAAGTTAATTAGGAAGATTTTTGTAGATGCTCAACGTAGAGCATGGGCTAAAGTTAAACAAAATAATGAGGCTATGAAACTTATAGAAGAAGAGAGAATTAAGAGAATACAGCATAATAGAAGGTTACAGGAAACTAGTTCTGTAGAAGCTATTTTACAACTGAATAAATAAAACAAACTTATCTTTCCATATAAATTATGGCTACAACATGTGAAGTCTACAAGAATGGTGATGGTACTGAAGGTCCATTTACATTTACTTTCCCTTATTTAAAGGATGCAGATATTAAGGTCACAGTTGATGGGACTCTTAAATCAATAACCACCCACTATACCATTGAAACTTCACCCTCAGTTGGTATTAAATTTACGTCTGGAAACTTTCCAGCAGCAGGTACAAACAATATAAGAATATATAGAGATACTGATGTAGACGCAGCTAAAGCAGTCTACGCTGCTGGATCTTCTATAAGAGCTTCTGATTTAAATAGTAATCAAGAACAAGCTTTATACGCATTACAAGAAGAACAATCACAAGAAATAGTAACAGCAGATATAAGAGATAAAGCTATCACCAGTGCTAAGTTAGATACTAACATAGATATAGCTGGTACTTTAGATGTTACAGGTGCTACCGATTTAGATAGTACACTAAATGTTGATGGTGCTACTCAATTACAAGCTACAGGAATAGATGGTAACTTAGACGTTAATACTAATAAATTTACAGTTACAGCATCCTCTGGTAATACAGATATAGCTGGTACATTAGATGTTACTGGTACTGCAACTTTCAAGCATGAGGAAAACGTAAAGTTTTTAAACTCTGGTGATGCCTATTCAGGGGTTGATAACGGTTTTCCATGGGTTAAGGATGACGTCGGTTTTAACGTTGGTCGAAACCCATCCGATTTTACTGATCTCAATGGTTCTTTTTGGTCAAAATCAGATAATACAGTATATGTAGATGCTGAAAAGTCGTCAGGTAACCTTAACTTAAGGACTAACGGAGGTCATGTAAGATTATCTAAGTTTGATCCAAACGATCTTGATGGTGAAACTGGTGATGAATTACTTGCTAGAGGTGTATCAGATGGTGCATTTGAACTTTACCATAATAATTCTAAAAAGTTTGAAACTACTTCAGATGGTGGTAAGGTAACAGGTAAACTTGAAGTTACTGGTAATACTGCTACAGTAGGATCACAACATTGGTTTAATGCCGATCATGAAGGTACACCAGCTAATACACAAGGTGGTATATATAGCAGTGGTAGTGCTGCTACTGTTTGGCTTACTGATAATGGTGCTTTTGAAG